TGTGCCTGTATCACTTTCTACATTTAAAACAGCAAATGTATAACCAGATCCTCTCTCTGCTATTATAGCGTCTTCAACTTCACCAGCATCATTAATAAAAGGTTCTATTTTAGCACCTATTCCATCACCTGACACTGTTACAGTAGTTTGAGCATTTCTAGTATAATCTTTTCCTGGATCTAAAATAGCAACTTGTTTTAATTTACCATTACTAAAAAATGGTAAGAAGTTAGCTTTGTTACTTATTACTGTAGTTTGTGTTCCATCAGGACCTGTAATAGTTGTATTTGGAAAAAGATTTGTTCCTGTTCCTTCACCATCATTAATTATAACATTGCCTCCTGCTACATTTAATCCAGCAAACGAAATTAAAACACTATCTATAGATCCTGTAGATTCGTTAATTACTGGTTCTATATTAGGTACATTTGATGAACTATTGGAAGCAGCATCAGTAAAATGAACATTAGCAACTAAATTTACAGCTGCTATTCCTTTATAACCCGATCCTTTGGAATCGACAGTAACGGAATTAATTTGTCCATCACTATAAAATGAATTAAGAACAGATTTTTGTACTGGCATAAAGGTATCAGTTAGAAATCTAGATCTTAATGCTAATGGAATTGTATACATAAACTTCCACTTATATCCATCACCAGTGCTAATTATACCTAAATCATTACCAGAAGGTTCTACTGTTGATGCTGCACCATCATTATTTGAAATTACTTTGTATACTTGAAAATTTGATGATAAAACATAAAAGAGCGATGTCTTTAAAGTAGTTGCGCCTGATGTAGCTGGATTAGTAGCGGATATATTTAAATCAAATTGATCATATATTGTTCCACTAGACCAATTTCTTCTTGGAATAATTAATGACAAATCACCAGTAGTAATTTTCTTCAAATTAATTATTCTATTTCTTGTATCATGTTCAATATTTCTTGATTCATCTGGCGTAGGAGGTGTAGATGGATTAGACCAATCTATTACTTTACCAATAAAGTAGTAAAAATTTCCTCTTCCCGAAAAAAGTTCATTAAAAACCGATTCAGATAAAGTTTTATGTAAAGTATCTTTAAGTCTAAAAGTCATGTTATGCTATTGTAATATTCCAGTTTACTGTAATTGAATCTGAAGCACCTTTAGTAACAGCGGAAAAAGTAGTTCTACATAACATTGTTCCACCAGAAACAGGACTATTCAAAATAGCTGCTTCTCTAAGGCCTGAACTTGTTGCAACACCACCACCAAAGACACCAGTAAATGTTATAGTATTACTTGATATAACATTTGAAAAATTAGCTCCAGATATTCTACCAACTTCGGACAACAGAGCTGTCTGACTTCCTGCAGCAGTAGTTCCACTTTCGCCCAATGCCATTGAATTTGGAATATTTGAAGTGGGATTATCAACTAATCTTGATGCTATGTATGCTTTACCAGCATTAACAACTAAGTTAGGAACCGTTCTAGTTTCTAATATTTTATCATCTTTATCTTTTTTTATTATTTCTAAGTTTCCAATTACTTTAATTGTATCGTCCATCTATTATTCCTTAAAAGAATTCTGTTGTTCCACCTATATAACTATCAGCGTCTGTTGGATCTTGATTTTCACAATATGTTTCAGCAAAATATGATTGTAAAGTAGGATTAGTTATAGAACCACTATCAGACACTTCTCCTGTAGAGTCAACTAATCCAATACCTACTTCTAATCCTACATTTGAATCATTTGTCTCAACGCTATCAAATAAGTTAAGTACTAACGTGTCAAATGATTCTGTCGATACATTAGATCTAACATCTAATAAATCAGATAATTCTCTATTATTAAATAATCTTTGACCTGCAGGATGAATAGTATCTAATACAACATCTTTAAAGTTATTTATATCTAAACCAGTAACTAATTGATAAGCAAATGGTTGATATAAAAGACTATCTTGTAATCTAATATCGGGATCAGATAAAAAACCTTTATTTGTTGTAAATTCACCAGGAAATTTTGCTAAAGCTCCCAGTGTAAAACTAACAACTGCTTTAGAATTATCTAATGCTGATCTATTACTTGTTGAAGCTATGGATATACTTGTGTTATTTCCAAATGTTGCTATAACTTGACTGTTACCAGTTTGTATAATATTACCATGACTTTTAAAACCACTAGTCGAATCATTTATGTTAAGTATTGGTAAAAATTCTGATACTGTCAAATTATTTGAAAGTTGAGCTGAAAAATCATTTGCATAACTATGTCCAAAAGACAATATACTAACTTCATTAACACCACCTGAAGGTGTAACATTACTTACTAATATTCTTGTACCAGTACCTGATTCTTCATTTATATTAAATACTTGACCTTTTTTAAATCCACTACCAGATTGTGTTGTTGATACAGAAGTTATTGTTGGTTGAATATTACCTGAAAAGATTATATTTCCACCTTCATTAGCATCTGTTACAGTAACATTTTCATTTAAC